GCAGCAGTCATGTCCTTTACTGCTCTTTGATAAGCAGAATTGGACATATCTTCTTGAAATGCCATTTGCCTTTCTGCCAAACCAACATTGGTTTGACTTTGCTGCTGGCCTCCAAAAAAATTGCCAGCAGCAGAAATAACGGCAGGTACAATTGATTCCCACATATTAAAAATGATCGATCAAACCGGGTACACTGTACATTGGCATAGGACGAGCCATAGTAATATCAAAAAAACTGTCAAATAAAAACTGCTGACCATTGGCAGCAGCACCGACCGCAACTACACGTGAAACCGGAGGTGTATCCTGAATAAACGTATTATTCAATGTAGGCAAACTTGTAAACTTCTGAGCTAAATGCCATGCATCCAAAGTACCAGTAGTAGTACTTCTAAATAAACCTGTAATCTGCGATGGCTTATAACGATACTCAGCCCAGCGTTCTTGATATCCAAACACATTGTTATCTGTCGATGCGCCAGTCGCATAAATCTCTTTATTAAGAATTGCTTGCTCACCTAATGTAGCAAATGCAGGAAAATAAAAATCATAACGGGTTGAACGACTCCACATACGTGGCAACCCTTGTTGGTACGTTAAATCTGCACGTACCGAAACTAAACCAATAATAACTCCATGCTCTACAAAACTTTGCGTAAAGCCATGACCACCTGCGAGTGCCGTGCCCATAGCCGCAAGATTACCCAAAACTGTAGTACCTCCAGAAAGATTGGTCGCGCTTGTCTGGGCAATAGGATTGATATTAATAGTAGTGGAACCGCCACCAAGATACTCAGGACGCTGCAAACGAGCGTCTGGACTAACAACTCCAAAATGAGCACGAATAATTTCAGTATAACGTGTACCTCCACGAGCATCCCTTTCAAGTAGTTTTTGAATCTGAAATGATTGACGTAACTGATTAATTGTTGCTGCTGTAGCTTGTGATAAATCAGCATATAAATTAGCTGCATTAGAATTACCAATACCTCCAGCATCAGCACCGATAGTTGTGCTATAACGGAATTGGCCGTAACCTACGCCAGCAACGTTAATTGCTTGAACATATTGATCATCACCCGTTGCACCGGGTGTAAATGTATCGTATTTAACAGGTGCAGACGTTCCCAAAGGTAACGTAACAGAAGCACCTTTTTGAGGCCATGGCAACGCACTAGTAAAATAATCATGACGTTTACCACGTCTTAACAATGAATAATCTGTATATGTATCTGGACCGTCATTTTTATGAACAGTCACAGAATTTTGCATATTTTGATCTCTGAACCACTCATTATAAATTAAATTATACGCACGTGGCCAAAAAGCACACACACTAACTGTATTACCAGCACCTACTTGTCCAACAGTAGGTAAACCCATGTAATCATATAAACCACCCGTAGGGAACCCATTGGCAGGACTTACAATCTGTGGAATCGTATAAGAAATACTATCACCGGGATCTTCTTGCTCACCCATAAACTTCTGCCAATTATTCCAAACCAAACGATTTGGTACAAAGAAAAAGAAACTATCCAAATGCATGTTATCCATGATTGGATATAACGGTGTAGCTAAACGAGCAAATGCCGTCATCTTTAAATTAAACGTATCGCCTGGTAGTACTTCGTCAACATACACAGGTATCAAATAACCTGCATCAAAAGTTGTCTTATGGGTCTTTTGTGCTTTGAACTTACTGCGGGGAATATCCGCTTTAGGAATCATTGCAAACTGATGCACATCTACCGAGCGATTACGAAACATACAATCTCCTTAAGAATTACTTAATTTTTACATCTTTAGCACGTATTAAGACAGTAGGGTTTTCCCTTAACTGAAACGTACCTGTCATATCATCAAACATACCTAAATCATACAAATCAAAATCATCTGAATGATGAAACATTTGATTGTCTTTATCTTCACGATTTACTTCATCAGTAAATCCACGAACTGCAACACCAGTACTTGCTACAAACATTGGACGACCATACGCTTCCGCTGCACGATCATAAACACTACATACAAATGACATCATAAAAAACTCCTATATTAACTCACGTTTTAATAACTTCAACCGAGCCTTAGTTACTTGCTCTTTTACAACTAACCTGGCATCGGTATTATCTTCAAAGTTAGCTTTGCCTAAATCAATACGCTTTTGCTGAACTTCTTCCCATTCAAATGGGGATTCTATCGAATACTTCAAGTCATAATATTTAGGAGGTCTAACTTTCTTTCCATTAATAACAACATAATCATGAGGATAAACATCACTACAAAATCTTTTATACCAATCATATCCAATACCCGGTTTTAATGACATCTTATTAAACTCGGGTTTCTTCTCTAAAACTTCTCCAGTCTCTAAATCGGTAAACTTATAATGCTGATCATGCTTACCTTGACCAGTTACCTTCTTCATAATATATCTAGCTACATAAGCAGCTGACTCAAAATTCACATCTCCAATAGACGAAAAACCATACTTCCATAACTTTTCCAATTCTTCGGATCTATAAAGCTTACTTCCACTTCCTGTTTGTTTCCAGTACTTGCGATCTGAAAAATCAAATCCGAATATACAGGCATGGAAATGAGGTCTATCAAACTTCTCACCATACTCTCCGCACATATAAAATCTAATTTTAGAGCCAAATTTCTTCCTAAACTTTTTCATAAAAAGTTGAAAATCACGGTAATCTAACGACCTATTTCTAGGTAAATGTTCATCGTTATATGTTAACGTAATAAAACAATTCTTTTCATGAAGCTTTGCTTCATGTAAACATCGCATAGCCCATTGACGGCTACGCTCTAAACGACACCCAACACATTGACCGCAAGGCAATGATAATGTCCGACTAATATCGAAATATCGCCTTTCGCTAAAAACAACCTGACCATCAACTGTCTGATATGCCGCTATCGGGTGATAGCATGGCAATTACAGCCTCCAACCACCACGCATGGGATTCAAACGCATATTTGGAGCTTTTGTACGCTTTACATTACGTTTAAAGCTTCTTGCTGACATTCTCTTATTTACAGGTTTTCTACGTAGCATAACTCCTCCTTGTGGTCTTTGGTGTCACCTAGCACAGTTACATCAAGTAAATCACTGTGCTTCGGTGGGCTTCGCCTCACCGATCGGTGTTTCTGGTACAGAAATGGGCTTGGCAGCAACTAAGCCAAGCTTAATTGCTTCTTCACGATTTTCTTCTAATCCAAGAAAATCGATTAATTCTGCGGGATCGTTATTAAAACGACTCCGCACTTGGGCTGGCAGCTCCATAAAATCGTCTTGAGCTGCCAATACGGCATTAACTGCCGAATGATAGTCCAAAACCCCTGTAAAATCCCCATATTGGGGACTTAAAGGCTTACCGGGTAATTCACCGGTTAATCCAAATTGACGAACAATATAATTAATATCACATTCGTCTTTAAAGTTCTGTTGAGCCAATGTAGGCTCGGGGCATGAAAGCCCAGTCTCATCAGATACTTTATCTCCGTCATAATTATACGGAGTCCTTAAAAATGGCACTTTACGTTCTTTCATTTAATAACCATAAGTAGATTGTTGATAGGTCGGTGTACCGCCATAACTACCAATAGTAGTACGCTTAGTTGGTATTCTTAAACCAACTGACGCTGCTGAATTTAATATACCACCTGCTGTTTTAACTGCAGGATCTAACATACCAGTCATTTGAGCATATCTACCCCGATTAACTGATTCGGGTAATGTCGCTGCTGAGTGTAATGACTGACTAGCTAAATAACCTTCATGAGCACTTGACGTGCGTGTTTGTTGTTCTGTATGCCGTAATAAGCCTGCAATATAAGGAATTTCAGCTAATATTTTATCCGCTTGGCTCTTGGCTAACGTTGTCTGCGCTTTAACTAAATTAGGTTTAACCTTCTCTGTATCTGTCTGCGCAGCCTGTAACCCTGTTAACTGTAATAATTGATTCTTTTGTGCCGTGGGTAAACCACTTGATTCTATAGCTAATGCGGTTTGGGCTTTAATTAACTGAGTTTCTTCATTACGTTTTACAACATCAGCTTGAGTCAATAAATTTTGAGACTTTAAATTCTCTTGTTGCAATCTCAAATTTGATACTTGTTGACCCTTATGATACGCATCCGCTCCACTACTTACTGCTCTACCTAAAACATTCTCAACAGTTGCCATAGAACCTGTTGGCGTAGATGCACCACCTAACTTAGCTGCTAACATAGGATTAATGCCAGCAGCAGTCATGTCCTTTACTGCTCTTTGATAAGCAGAATTGGACATATCTTCTTGAAATGCCATTTGCCTTTCTGCCAAACCAACATTGGTTTGACTTTGCTGCTGGCCTCCAAAAAAATTG